GCGCTCGGCTCGGGTCAGCGCTCGAAGCCAACCTGGACGGTCGAAGTTTTCGCGCGTCCGAAATCGCCCGGCCCGCCCTTCCCGATTCAACCGATCGCTCAACTCGCGACAACGCATCCATCGCATGAGACAGCTCTGGAATCCCCCGGGACCAGCGCGTGCCCGCATCGACCTTCACCGCTGCCCGCTGCCACGCACTACCGGCTTTCGCGCTTACGCTCCGATTGTCTGTTCCGACCTCGCTCGGCGTGGCGCCGGAGTCGCTCCCAGAGCCCTCGGGAGCGCTTCCTCGATTCACGTCAGACCCCGACTCGACGATCCGATTCTCTTTCACTAGCCAGCCTTGTGCGGGAACTTGCCAACGATGACCACCCGCAGGCACGACGCTCGCAGCCGCTCGCGCGATTCGCTCGTTCGCGAATGCGACCTTAGCCGCGCGCTGAAGATGCCTCAGCGCCTGCGCCACTTTCCTGTGTTGCGTTGCCATTTGATACTTGCTCTTGATGCCGTGATCGGGAGGGCTTCACCTACGGGCGCGCGGCATTACGGTCGAAGGGACGGCGTTGAGAGGTCGCCGCCTCCACTCGAAGCGGACGTCCTGCGAGCTCCTTGCCATTCATCGCTCGCACCGCGACTGCGGCCTCGTTCTCACTCTTCATCTCGACAAAGCCGAAGCCGCGCGAGCGCCCGTCGAAACGGTCGCGCACGATTTCGGCCCGCTCGACGCTGCCAATTTCGGCAAAGGCCTCGCGCAGATCGCCATCGCCCAGCGAGAAACTCAGGTTGCCTACAAATAATCTTATTCCCATCGTTTCACCGTGCTGCGCGATCGCTTGCCGCGCGCATTTCGCTATACTCACTGCAATTACTACTCACGATTCGTCCCTCCGCCGCGTTCGACGCGCATCCTTTCGTAGTCCGTCATTGCGTCCAGCCAGTACGACAGCTCCGCAAAGTCCATTTCGCTCAGTTCCCGGACTGAGAATCCGGATTGGACGAGACCTGCGAAGCTCGCTGCGGAGGGCGGTCGAAATTTTCGTCAATCACCTCGGCTTGCAGAGCCATCACGTCCGCCAGATCCATCTCGAGCACGTCTTCGTACACGATTTTGTGCCCGTTGACCCGCACCACCTCCGCAATTAATGCAAACACCACCGCACTCGCGTCGCCCCCCGCCGCTGCCCGTTGCGCCCGCATCAGGTCTCGCCCGTAGCCTTTCCGCACTTCGGCCCGCGCGCCTGACGGTAGATCAATCGTGCGTAGGCCTTGTTCCTCGTTCGTTTCACCGCTCCCGATTCGTACTCCATTCACCGTTAGGTCGTCGGTTTTCATTAGCCATTCGCTCCCGTCTTTCGGCTTCGTGAACAACTCACTCACCCCCCGAGGTTAGATCGAAAGGTACTCAGTTGATCGACGCCGCCGACTACGTAGATATTTGCGAATACGTCGTACAAGTATATTTGGACTCCCGCCACGAATAGTTCACAGTGATAAATACTTACTACCGAAGTAGTCTCGACCATTTGATGCTGGCGAAAGATTGGACTGCCGGCGTCCTTGAACACCCCGGTCATCAGGTAAACCACCGGCAGCTGCGCGGTCCGTCCCTGGCTGGTGTACTGCTCAAGGTTTCCGCGCGCCTGGAAGGAATGGGTCTGGAAGGGACTGGTCGACATCGTGAGCGTGCCCGCGTCGAACGACGACCACTTGATCTTCGACTCGAGCTTCTCGACCCCCGCCCACAACTCAGCCGTGCCGGCCATCCCCAACCCCTTATAGTCAATCATCTTGTGCTTGGGATTGGCGATTTGTATTTCCTCGGCCCGGCCGAGCAGTCCGACGCCGTCGATGTATATATTTGCATTAGTCAGTGAGTTTATCTGGATATTCATTCTGTTCCCTCGTCCGCGCGATTTAAGACGTCGCCCCCGCCGCTACGGTTATCGGACTCGTTTGTCCGAGTTGCTGAAGCAGCGTCACATCGATGAATGCCTCAAATGTGATTCTTTCCGCGGGAGGAGGAGGCATCACGTCGATGTCAAACACCAGTTGGCCCGCGGCGATCTGCGTGTATGGATTCTCCGCCGGGTCGAAGCTCGCTGCGCCGGCCGCCAGGGCTCCCCGCTGGATCAGCGATCTGATGAACGCGTTTGCGCTGGCAAGAATCGCCGTGATCAGCGCGTTCGAAATCGGCTGGTCGATGAACTGGAGCATCGCCAGCTCCAGCGATTCCTCGATCACGTCCATCGTGCGGCGCACCGAGATAAAGTTGTCTGGCGCGGTTGAGGTCGGATACTCCGCGCTCCGGTTGCCCCAAACCCGAAGGCCCGTGCCGAACGCGTTGAAGACCGTCACGATCCCCACCGCATTCAGATTGTTGGTGTCGGACGACGCGTCGAGAATCGACGCGTACAGCTGAACGTCCGGCCCCAGCATTCCATCGACCTGCGTGTTGGACGGCGACCACCAGTAACCTTGCGCCAGGTCTTTCGCCGCGATCGCTCCAGCCACCCACTGCGAGTATGGCCCGACCGAGTTCGCGTTGAACTGCGACGTCAGCGGCAGTCCTGAAGCGCTCAGCGTGACGTTGGTCGGCACGATTCCGGTGTCGTAAAACGTCTCCTGCGGATAACAGAGAATCGTTCGGTTGCTCGACGTTGCGAACGCGTTGCCAATGACCCCCCGATTGGCTATCGCCGTCGCGGCTGAGGTCGCAGGCGGCGAATCGACCAACGCCATCGCGCGAATCGTCTGGGCCATTGCGTCGAGCGCGCTCGCAACCGCGGCGTCTTGTGAGTGGCATGGCGCTATCAGGATCTTCGGGAAGAACCCCATCGTCCCGTAGGTCGTCTGAAACGCCTGCATCCCCGTGTACACGCCGCTCGTGATGGCCCCAATCACGTTCGCGTCCGTCACTTTCGTCGGATCCGCGTAGTTGAACGCGATCAACACGCTGGCCCCAGCGCTGATGTGCCCTCCCGCTCCCGTGGGAACAATAGTCACCACGCCATTCACCGCGTCGATCGTATAGTCAGTCCCCGCTACGTAAGTAGTACCAGCCGGATTACTAGTGACTACCACACTCGACACTCCCATGTGCCCGAGGTTGATAGCGTTCTGCGCGTTGACGGTGAATGCAGTCGCTGCTATCGACGTGAAGTGCACAGTGGGATCGAATACGTTGACGACGATCGCCTGTCCCGCCCCCTGCTCCTGGATCGCCGCGAGCGCGTACGGTATCGAGTAGCCGCGAACTATCGGTCCGAAGTTCGCCGCGTCCAGAGCCGACGAGACCAACGTCGGCGTGTTGGGCGCAGGCGCCACCGACGGCGATTGCACCGCCCATGTAGGAGCCGTCCCCACCAATCCGATCACCGCCGATTTGACGACTGTGACCGGGACCGGCCCATTAGGTACTTCGATTACTTCAACTCCGTGCAGGAAACTGGCTGGCATGTATCACCTTTACTCAGTCGAATCGAGTTACTATTTGTCTGACCTAGTTAGTCGGCTCGCTCTGGCCCGCTGCCGCAATAGCTACTTCCGCGTATGCGTACGCGATCTGGACTGTCTCGCCGGCCGAAATCGGGCCGCCGGGGATCGCCGTGATGATTCCGTTCGCTCGCTCGACCGCATAATCTGTACCCTCGATCAAAGTCGCGCCGCCCGGACCCGTGATGCTCACGGCAAACACATTGTTCTGCGGAAGCTGAACCTGCAGGCTCGAGTTGAACGTGTATGCGCTCGCACCGACTGTGACCGAAGTCTGCCCGCCTTCCTCCAGCGCCATACCCTTGATGAACAGCGGGAAGTCATCCAGCGGCGAGGTCTCGACGGCCACCGAGCTCAGTGCGAACGTCGACGAGTACGTCCACACGCCGCCCTGCTTGTCGCGTTTTATGAATCTTTCCCGCAGCGGGTACATCTTGCGGCAGCCGGGAATCACGTATCCCGTCAGCGCTGTGCGAATGCTTTCGATAATCGCGTAGGCGCCGGGACTCGTTCCCGAAGGATCTCCACCCACCGCCCATCCGAGGTCGCGCATCATCACCGAGATCTCGAACTCGAGTTTCCGCTCCTGGATTATCGCCGCCGTGTCGAGCAGCTCGCCGTATTGCGCACCCTTGTACATCACCAGCGCCGCGCCCACGCGATGCGTCAGGCGCCAGCTCTCGGGGCTGTCAGGATAGTGTGCGATTTCGATCGAGTTGATATGCGATTGCAGTTGGCTCACGATCGCGTCCTCGATCGTCGCGATGTCAATCGCGGTCGGCGGCGCGAACGTCACTCCATTCCACGGCGCGTCCAGCATCGCACCCATCTCAGTAGCCCCTCAGTTTTTTGCGGCTGAAGACGCGATTCGGTCCTTGCACATTCTCCTCGTCTTTTGCAGTTGGAGGCTCCTGGCCATCGGCCGACAGACCAAGCGTGAGCTCGCCCGCTGCGACTTGTTTGAGCATCGCGACCGCGTCCTCATAACGCTTGCGCGCATCTTCCAGGTCGTGCAGCGGCCGCAGCGACTGCAAGCGGTACATCGCGATGTCCGTCGTCAGACGGTTAAGCACGGCCGGCGGATCTGTCAGCGGCAGCGTGAAGCGTCCCTCGATGTATCCATCGATTTCGGCGGAAGCGTCGGCCAGCGCCTGCGTGATCGGCGCATCATTCACCGTCGTCGCCGTCGGGTCTTCATTAGTCAGTTGGACGAGATCTCGATTAGGATATCGATTGATTACGTCCTGCGCTGTCGCGTAGCTCACTGTCCAAACCTCACTACATCGGAACTGGCTATTCGGCCGGCAGGTCTCTCCGCGGGCGTCAGGCAAATGGCCTGCGCCCGCGGAGAGTGTCCATGCACTCCGGCGCCGCGGGCAGGAGGGGAACCCGCGACACGCCGGCTCAGGATGACTGCTTTCATCGCCGTGTCCTTACGCCAGGAACTCACTGACTATAAGGTCGGCGCTGTTGCGCCAGATGTTCGAGGTCGCGACGTTCGCGCTCGCGCCGGCGCCGGCCATGAACTCCGAGTTCAGCAATTGGCGCGCGACTTCCTCGAGCGTCGGCGGCACCAGCAGGTACACGCCGCTGCGGCTCGAGAGCGCGCCAAACGGCTGTCCCGCATCGGTTTTGAACGCTCTCATCGCGGCGCGCGCGGCGCCGTAGTTGGTCGGATTGCTGAGATCCGTATTGCTGGCGTACGCCAACT